TATACCTTTCAACTTATTATGCCTCTCTTGAAGCTCTCTAATCTTCTCTATATTCTCTTGTCTTCTTTTTAAATCGTCTATCTTTTTCTGAACTGCTTCGAGCTCTTTCTTGATATCCATTGTGGTTGAAAATGCTGCACTTATGACCTCCCCACGAAAACTACACAGTGGGTTGTTGATCTAAGTGTTATTATTTATGCATTTTACCTTTTTCCACCACCCATTTGTTTGAGCATCTTCTGCAGTTCTGCTGTAGACCCTACAAACATTGCATTGTTGGTAACTTTAGATGGACCTTTCTTGTCTTCATCTAGGTCTTTCATCTTCTTATGAAGGTCTTGTAGTTTCTCAGTCATGTCTGCAACGTGCTTCATTGCTGCTACAGCAACTTCATACGCTCTTGGGTGCCCTGATTCCTGAGCGACCTCTAAGGCACCTCTGACCGCCTCCTGACCGTGATCGATCAAAGAGTATAATTCTCCCCTTGTGTACTCATAATCCTTTGTACGGTCATCCTCGTTCTTCTGAGGGGGTTTTGGTTTGATAGGTTCACTGACAGGTTCAACACTGATGTTCAGCATCTCCTCCATGTTATCTTCTAGGTTACTCATAAGAACTCAATTCCTTCATTAAATCCAAAGTCATCACCAGCATCTAATAGTGCATCATCATTTACATCGATAACACCATCGGTATTGATGTCTGTTTTTGCTTTGGGTGTGTATGTACGTGTAATAGTTCTGCGATTGACTGCAAGATCTCCAACCGTTTCGTGAATGATTGCTTTCTTGATAACGTCTGCAGTGTTGTATGGACCGTAGATGTATGACTTCATTGTGAAGTTGAGTGTATACACAATGTATCTACGTTCATAAAAACTATCGTCCCACTCATCTTCATAACCAATGTTGTTTAAAACGATAGCAACATCACGTTTCTCATTCATGTCAGGAATCATGTTGAGAGTGACACTGAAAGATGGTTGAAAATATGGTAAGATCTGTTCGGTAATTTGTAGTGCGTCGTCCTGTGACTTAGCAATAACTCCTAGTTCAAAACTTAGATTATAAGGGACAGGAACATACTGTGCTCTTATTTCACTACCATCATTATTGACAATAGTTTTATATTTTTGAATTGGTGATGTCTTACGAGTAGCATCGTAATCAATACTTGTCATCTCAAAATAGAGACGTGGCAATGTGATTGCTACCTTTCTATTTGATTGGTTCTCTTCTATACGAGTTAGGAACTTTTGTTTAGGACCATATGCCAGAGGAACTTTAATCTCCTCTAAAACACTGCCATCACTAGGATCCGTGCTCTTCATTGTAATATTATTGAAGAGCGTACCAAACGCTACAATGTTCTTACGAACAATTTGATTGTAAAAATGTGATCCTAACATTAGATACTACCTGTAAAATTACCAAACTCACCGAATGGATTACCTTCTGTCCAATCGATAATCTCATCACCAGAATCTTCGATCTCTCTATTCTGATCGTAGTTGCTGCTAACATTATTTAGAGTGTCAAATGTTTCAGGACTCCACTGAGCACCTGAGGTTAGACCTGTTACTGTCTCAGCAGTGGTGAAGGTTCCTGTTCTGTTGATGACTTGTAGAGCTCTGGTTGCTGAATCCCAAGATTTGACTTCTGCTCTGTTGTCCTTAGGACTGTAATCAATAGTAATAGTAGGAGCGGAAGTATAACCATCACCTGAATTAGTGATAGTAAGGCCATTGACGATGCCAGTGCTACTAACTGTTGCAGTCGCTGTTGCACCTGTACCACCTCCTCCAGTGATAGTTACTGTTGGTGGTGTAGCTTGTTTATAATGAGATCCACCGTCTGTGATTGTAATACCTGTCACAGCATCTCCTGTAATAGCAGATGTTGCTTTAGCAAGGAACTCATCACCAACAACTTCCTCACCTACAGTGAAGTCACCCGTTCCACCAGGATCCATAAAGAGTTTGATAGCATTATCAAACAGTTGTTCAACCGCATCGATCTCTGCAACACCAGTATCGAAGTCGTCTTGACCAACCTCGTAAAGTTCAGCAGTGATAGCATAGAATTGAATCTTACCAAACTGATAGAATGGTTCTTCCTTACCAACAAACTTGATCTCGTAGATGTCCTGTGTTATAGGGAAATATAAAAGATCACCTTCATTAGGTCTACTATCGATTGTGAGATTAGGATTATGCTCTGCTACCTCCTCATCCCATCTCCTAGTAGATACGCGGAAGAGAATTTCATCTGTAATCCTAAGACCGAACTTGGAGATGAACTCAGCATTGTCACCAAAACCCGTGACGTTCTGCAACAACATCTCAATTTGGAATTGTTCTTGATACTTAGTGTATCTAACTTCATCCAAAGTGCTGTCTTGTAGAACTATCTTAGGGATATAGTATACATCTGAACCAAACAGTTTGATTTGCTCATCCACAAGATCCTGAACGAGACCTTGTTCACCACTGTGACCTTGATAGTATGTTGGAAAGTAGGGACTAGTAGGCATTTTATCCGATCATATCCATTGGTGGTATTGCATACTTACTGAGAACTTCGCTTTCGATTTTCTCAATTTCTGCTAGTGCGTCTGTATATAACTCTCTACCATTAAGTGTGATACCACCTGGTAGTTGAACATTGTTATACTTGATCAAGTTCTGACCCCACTGTCTCTTCATCAGAGCAGTAGCATACCTCTTGACAAACATATCATTGTTCATTTCAGTAGCATCTGTAGGATCAATGAGACGATGACACTCAATAAGCAGATTAGTATCTTGCTTTAAGAAATCCTTGTCAAGATCCAAGTACAGACGGTCACGACGCTGTGTATATCTGAACTGCTGGAATGCTCCGTTGTTCAGAATCATATCTAGAGTTTCTAGATACTGTTTATTCATATAGTAGTTGAGGATATCAAGTGATCCAAATGCATAGAGATCATTTAAGAACAACTGATACTCAACGCCAAAAAGGTTTGAACGGATTGAGTTGCTGACTAGACCAAAAACTTTGGTGATACCAACTACATGATCAGGGATTGGGATATAGTTAGTTGTTTCTTTCCAATCTGTAGATAATGCTGCTGTTGTTGTTACGCTAGCTGCAAACCTAGTTTTATCGTCAGCACTAATTTCATGGAACAAATAGGCACGCTCCATACCGTTGTAACAATTCTCTTGGAAGAATTGGAACGTGTCGTCTATTACATTATTGACCTGTTCATCATCAATGTTTACTTGCAATACAGGTTCGCCAAGTTGCCTCTTGCAATATGTGATGAGTTCAGCTCTAGAACTTGGAGATGCCATTACACACAAAAAATCCCTTCATACCTATTTAGGAAGAAGGGATCTGGTATTTATTCAGCAGGAGTTTCTGGTTCTGGTGGTGCCTCAGGTGCTTCTCCTTCCAGTAGTCCTAGTGTTTCTAGACCACCTTGTAGTTTAATCTTGTACTCGGTTGCCTTTTTAAGATTTTCTTCTAGTTCAGAGATTTGCTTTTCTGTTGTAGCAATCTGCTCTTCAAAATTCTTTTTTAGTTGTGCGGGATCCATAGTTATCAGGGGATGAAATTAAAGTTAATTACAAATCGGGAATTATGTGTGGGTTTACTACTTGAGTGAAAGCGTAGACCATCAAAGAAAACACACCGTCCCTTTTTTGGTGTGACAGTGCTATTTATAGGGTATTCAGCAATCGGATCTCCGTACATCCTTTCACTAAAATATGTGTCCCCATCACTGTCATTTACATAATACAAGCAGACCATATGTGGATCTGCTAAGTCAACATGCATAGAATCATACTCTTTATGTCTAACACCAGGTGTCTGTAGAAAACATCTACCACGGATAACATTTGATACACTGATTCCAGTATTGTAACATGCCTCAAACAAGAGAGGCATAAACATTCCAGTATAACTGCTAGTTGATTTTCCGTCAAGTAAAAACATATGAGAGAATCCTGGTAGTTGACTCTCTCCATCTTCAGATAGATTATCGTGGTAGACCCATCTGAAATCTGTATCAACTCTCAATGTTTCTTGAATAAAATTCTGATAGTTTGGATTGATGCAGTTGTCTTTAATAATGTTCTTCATCAGGACCCTCCACATTCCAAGTTAAGTTTCCAGATACTGTTACCCTTTCAAGCGTAGTAGATTTAAAAGGATACACAGCATGTTTAGTTGTAGATGGAAACATCAGTATAACACCATTCCAAGATTTATCTACAGGTAATACTTCTGCTTCTAATTGGAATGCTCCATTACTTCTATGTGTGTTTCTTTCTTCTGCACCAAATGGTATATTGACAAAGATAACAAAACTTACAATACCAGAATGTGTATGAATAGGATTGTATTCATTTTGTCTCTGGTAATTTACCCAGAGGTTTCTTAGTTTAATGAATGGAGATACATCTCTTGTCTCCTGAAAATCCCATGGACAAGTTTCATACACTTCACTCCACAGTTGTTTAGATAATCCTATGACATATTCTTCAAATCCAGGACACTCATACTTCCATTCAGATAAACTTGACTGTTGCTCTAGGGCACCAGCTAATCTACCATTGTAATTCCAAGTTCTTTCTTCTCTACGCTTCTTAGTATAAGCGTATAGATCTTTGTATAATTCTTCTGGTATCTTCTCAGATATGAATGAAAGGTTACTTTGTTGATAAATCATGGATATAAATCAGCACTTATACTGTATCGTTTTTGATCTTCTACTCCTTTGCCTGGCGTATGTGGTAGATTAGATGGAAATATAAACCACGTCATTAATTTGTTGGGCAAGTAATACGGGTCTCTCCTTGGTATAGGGAACATTGTAGTTCCAGATGTACCTAATTTTACATACATTATACCAGATAATGTAAAAGGATTCTCTGGGTTGTGGGAATGCATGTATGGTTCTATTGGATTGTTGTTCCAATCTACATACACCCATGAATTTATATTGTAATCAAATATGTCCATACCCCAGAACCTAGAGCAAGCATCATAGAATGACCACCTTAGGTGTTTAATAATAGGTTCATCGTATTCTAAAAAGTCATCCTTACCATCATTGAAAGTAAGTTTAGATACGTGTGCCATATTTTTAGAGAGAGCATTGTCTGCAATGGAAGTATCAATAAACTTTATAAGTTCATCTGCATCAATATCTACTGGATACTCTTTAATTGCTAATACCATTTTCTCGTAGTTTGTGAAATAATATGTTCGTGCATATCAGGATCGCAGAAAGAGAAAGCAATCGTTGTTCTGATATCGTTTCCAATTAAACTGTTAGGCGGTTGTCCTTTATGCAACCAATTGGAAGGAATAAACACACCACTGTTAGGAACATATGGAGTAAAGTGATATTCATCGTCTGGTGTTTGACATACAAACTCTCCACCCCATTCTACATCCCAGTATGGTTGATTAAAATAGATGAATGTCCATACTCCATGTTCTTCCCAATCCTTGTGGAAGATAGTATTTTGTCCAGCAGTTTGACCATTAACATGAATCTTGCATAGTTTGATATCTCTACGCAAGTGTTTCATCATTTTCAATCTAACTGTAGTAGCACACTTAGTGAAGATCAAATCTGTCCTGAGAGGATGTTGCCAGGATATAGGATCTCCATGACCATATGAAGCATTGTTGAATGTCCATGTAGCCAAACTATTCATAGAAGGAGATTTACGATCAAAGTAATCCCAGAGTGTTACTCTCTCATACTTTGACAATACGTTTTTAATAACAATAGGTTTATTCACAGGTCACCCCATATCTGAATAGTAAATCTAAATTCAGGAACATCATGAGCAACAGTAGTTACTAAATGACTTTCTTGCATATCATTCAATACTAGCATATTTTTTTCTGGTAACACTGCTCTGAATACATCAGTTTTATTTGGATCCTCTTCTAGATTAAGATCGGAATGATCCATCCATACAAACCAACCACCAGCATTAGGATGCCAGTTATCATTTAGATAGATTGTTGCACCAAATGTATGATGATCATCGGAATGAACTCCAATGCCAGATCCAGGTTGCCATATATTATACCTACATGTCAACTTATTAAATTCAGGAGCATGTGGTTTTAGATGCTCTGCTATCGCATCAGAAAATCTTTTTGGAACATTAGTTCCCATAGTAGATCCATGAATACCTTGTTTTAAAAATGGTGCCCATGAAAAATTACTAGAGGACCAGCAATCATTTCCTAACTCAGATTTAAAATCATCGATGCAAGCGTTTAATAATTGCTTCGGTAAAATGTTCTTAATAATTTTCATACCCACCAAATCCATCCAGTGATAATATATTTTTCGTGTGTTTCTGATATCTGTCCCCTATGCTTGTGGGTAAGACCTGCAGGAAAGATAACAGTTTTACCTTTCTCTGCTTTGACTCTGTAATCTTGGTAGTAAAATTCTGTACCACCATCAGGAACATCATTGAGATATGTGATATAGACCAACGCTCTATCACAACCCTCAGATCCAGAAGCATCAACATGCCATGTGTAAAAACCATCGCCTGGTTTATAGTATTGAATTTGTGGAAGACGTTTCATTACAAATTCTTGACCAGCAATTTTAAGAGTTTCTAGATAGTCATTGATAAAACTATCAAGTTCTTCTTTATACAAATCAAATTTAAAGTCCTGTGCAGATCCACAGGGAGCACCATCTTCAATAAAAAAATCTTTACTCTTTTTTATTTCAGGTATAACACTTCCTCCACCTACGCGACCAGCATAAGTTAACTCTTTCTCGTCAGCAACGTGAAAGAGATCTATCAACCTATCACAAATAGACAGGTCACTTAACTTATACTCTTTAATAAAATTCATTTGAATGGGGGTCCTTGAACCCAACCCACCAAGGATTTTCTAACACCTGATGTGATTGGATTTACTTTGTGTGGAGTGTCTGCATGAAAGAGTATGATGTCTTTCTTTTTTAATGGTATCTCCTTTTTTTCTGATGTGTAGAGTACAAATTCACCACCTTCAAACTCATCGTTCAATAAGATAGTGAAACTTATTTTACGAATTCTATTCTCTGGTCTTTTACCAATAGACCAGTTTGATTCGTCAATGTGCCAATCATAAAAATCACCAGTTTCATATTTTGTCAACTGGAATGGTTCCATGAAATTTACATCTAGATTCCACTCGCATTTTGAATTTGCAAATGCAACTAGTCCATCCATTAATTCGTATACATTACTATCATCCACCCAACAAACTTGAGAGCTTCTGTCTGGATGATCCTCACTAGTATACTCTTTACCATTCCATTGATCAGTTTTACCCTGATCGTATTTGTTATATGGTTTTAGTGCTTTTTCTAATAAAGGGTAAAATTCATCGTCAAGATGAACAATCATATATTGATGTTTAAATGAATTCATTTTTCGTAAGTACCATAACATGAATACCATTCCACCATCCATTAGGATCTTCGGGAACTTTGGTAAGTATCTTTCTTTCAAACAAAACGTTTAGATTGTTCTGTTGAACGAAAAATTCTGCTGACTGAACAACACCCATGAAATTTGCATCATCAATAACAAGAATAAACTTGTCTGCAAATGCAGGAATTAAGTATGTTAGATTATCATACTGTTGTTGTGGATCATGGTCAGCATCATAGAAAATAATATTAGGATGTTTATGTACGTTCTTTGGTGTCAATTCTTGAATTGATTTTGGACAGAAATATTGTTTTTCTTTTAGTCCACCAAAAAATGTTTTCTTTGGATTATCTATCTCCAGATTTAATTCATCTCTGAATGGAGAAATATCTTCCTCAGAATAATCATCAACAGCAAATGCTTCTACATCTCTGTTCATGGTAGCAGCAAAGAATGTACTACCAGCATGAACACCAAGTTCCATGTAGATAGCATCAGGTTTAGACAGAAGGTTGTTTAAGAAGTGTCTTACAATATTAGAAGACAATCCTTCATACTTGAATCCCTCCTCTACAAACTCACTTTCGCGTCTTGCTGCTTTCTCGATAGATGATAGAACCAATTCGATGTCTTCATCAAAGTGTCTATCACTACGTTTCATTCTAGTTTGTACAACTGAATCACAGTAGTTACATTTCCAACAATCAAAACCACATGTCTTGATCTTCTCTCTCCAGATATCAATTGGTTTTTCTTCTAGAGATACATCTTCGATGTAGTCATTAAACTGTGGGTGTAGTATCTCCTCGTCTGCTGCCCATCGTTTGATGATGTCCATGCTTTCCATGAGACGCATTCCGTTCTCTCTGCCATGCATCTTGAATACATCAATACCAAGATCGATGAACTCTTCCCAATCCTTTTTCCAAGGTGGGATAGTTGCTGCTTTCAATGATGCTGCAGGATCTCTTTCATCCCATGAAGAACAAGATACCCTACTTAAACTAGTATTGAAATACTGAGGGTCATCTTTTTCTCTTACCATATTATAATGATAATGCTCAGGCATGATAGGACAACCACCCCAACACCATTCATTGGCAAGTAAAGAAATCTTTACTGGTTTACCAATGTCAGCACAGTATTCTTTTGCTTCTTTAATCTTAAGTAAAGTATCTCTGTCACGCATGAGATCTCTATCTAGATTGACATAGTGAAACCCTGCTTTCGCTAGGTTTACAATCTCATTAGGTCTAGTGACCTCTCTCAAGATAGTGTTTTTAATAAACAGTTCAGGAAATTCTTTCTGTATTTGTCCAGTTAATACCCATGATGTATGTGGTAGAGTTACAATACGAACTCCTGCCTCATATAGGAATCTAAAATTCTCAATAAAAATATCTAAGTTCTCTTGAGTTGGAGGAACTTGGATATTATTAAATGTTGCAGATAATGGAATGCCAGATTCTTGAGATACAAACAATGCATTAAGCGTTGTATCTCTCATATCCCCATCAATAACATCACCCATCGCATCCTGCACAAAAGGTGGCATACGACAGGTGAAGTAGATATCGTAGATGTAATCTTTGTATTCTTTTAGAAAAGGAATAAAGGCATTGATTACAAAATCTTCTGGTAACTTAGTGTTAAGCGGGAGCGAAAACTTTGCCATAATCTACAATCACCTTCTCCATATAAATGTGTTCAGCTTCTGGATTTGCTTCCAGAATATACTTATTACTTTCCGCTAACTCCAAGAGTTTTTCGCGGTTAAGATCCTTTGTTTTGTCTACCCATTCATATCTACGTAGAATAGAGTGATGGATTACAGGAACTAATTCAAGGTGTCTCTGACTCGACATTGTTAGTTTGCTCTATTTGTAGTTGTCCTGAGTATTTATGTTGTTGCAGTTTAGGCATAGCAATACCCTCTTCTTGCAACTGTGCTTGGACCTGTGGTGCAATCATTCTATTAAGTTTGTCAATACCACCACCAATCATAGCAGAGTATTTAACAGCAATACCAAGTGCTTCCACTTGATCTTCTTCTGGCATGTCCATGATTGTTGTCATGTTACCAGCTCCAACTCTACCGTAGGAAACGATATCCATTGCTGCTTGCTTACCCATACGGGCAATCCAATACATCTTAACTTCGTGTGGTTGTTCCTCGCAGTAATACTCTAGAGGATGATCGTCATCAACATACTTGTCAACAACATTCAAGAAATACTTTAACTCTAGTTCAGATTGTCTGAGTTTTCTCTTCCAAATACTAACATCATAATCATTCTTTTCCATATCAATTTGCATCAACTCTCTATCGAGTTCATCAGGAACTAATTCCATGTCCCTGATCAATCTCTTTCTAAGAATCTCTGCTTTTCTTAAACTGTTTCTATTTTCCATGTAGGCATGATACCTAGTTTCAAGTTCCATCAATGCTTGACGGACCTTTCTCCATGGAGTCAATTGAGGGTCAGCAACAAAGTGCTCACACTCATACTCTGTCATGCCACTATTAAAGCGCATACTGGCAGACAGGGTATCAAAATCTTTATTGGTTAGACCAAATTCATTAACGAAGGATTTTGATAAATGGATCTCATTAGTATCAGAACTAACAATGTTTCTTACATCTGAGACGATATCAGATAAATTGGCATCAGAATTTAAAGACATATGCATCAACTTCATATTCAGGTTTGCGATCCCAATCAGTTTCAGAGATCGTTCTGCCCATTTCAATTGCTTGTTTTTGGGGCAAGAGGATACCGATGTAATCCTCATATAGGATATTTAGGTCCCATACAGAAGTGGCATCCTCGAATTTTTTCACTAGTGTTTGGTATGTCACAAGCATAGAGGATAGTTTATCTTCCCATGCTTCTGCTTTTTGTAAAATTTTATTTGCTAGATCATCTCTAGACATGTGTCTTTCAGTAGCAAGATAATCTAGGAAAGGAGTTTTGTGTCCTTGTGCTCCTTTATACGTTAACCACTCTCTTGCTTCATGTTTTTGAATTTCCCAAGATGCAGATTCTAAATCTGTTGTGTTCTTAAGATTTCTGAATCTTGTATTAAACTCGTCTTCAATAATTTCTTTTGCAAAATCAACCATGAAATCCATAACATCTTTTAGGATGCTATCAGTCAATTCAATGGGCACCTTGAGAATTTCATTAGCAGGTGTCCATGCAAATCCTGCTTCACCTGTGTTTACAGCGACCTTACCAAATGGTCTAATCTCAGAGAAGAAGTTAGATCCGTTATAAGCTTGCGCTTTCGTGATCTCCTTATACTTGTGCTCCCACTCTTTGTAGATGACTTGGTAGATTGTTTCGCTGACTTCTACACACGAGAAGTGCATCAGCGAAAACATTTCGTTGTAATGCAAGCGAAGATCCCCAGTTGCCGATGCGTTGACAAACTGTTCTTGCTTGATTTCTCTTTCGTTGATGATTAGATATCTCATTATTGTGCCTGATTTGCAGTTACAGAAGCGGCAGCAGAACAGCAACCGCCAGAAGATTGACCGTAGTGACCTTTAGGTCTTGTCGCAGCACCCATGTTGGTCTCAACATCAGTAGTATAATCCCACTTAGTTGTGTGATTGTTCTGCTGACCATCATATTGTCCCATCATATAACCCCAGTCCTGACCCATCATGAAGTTTTCTTCACCGTAAGCACGAACTTTCGTTCCGTTTGCTAGACCAGCTCCAGAGGAACCACTATACTTTGTCCATGGTGATGTAACATTGTTTCCAGTACCAGCATAGAAATGACCGTACTTAGAAGGTAGGAACTTACAAACTCCGTCAGGAGCAGCGTTAGATGACCATCCAAACCAAGAATCGTTAGAATGGTTAACACCATAACGATTTCCTGAGAAGGAAGCCCATGATTTTTCCTCATCACCACAAGATGCAGTGTGGTCATTACCAGATGGTGAGTTACCCACCTGATACATGATCTCAGAAGGATAGTGTAGTTTACCTACAGCAGAGTTACCTCCACCTAGGTTATAACCAAACTGTTGTTTTTGTGCAGTAGCACATGCATTTCTGTCTCTGTTGACAGGCATGTTCCAACCACCAACAACAGTGTATCCCATGACGCCTCTAGGGTCATCACCTTCCCAACCATATGGGGAAGTTGGAGAGTAAGTACCACCACCAGGATTACTTCCTGTAGTACCAAACATTCTCCTCATACCTGTGTGTAGGTTGATAGAGTCAGTGTGACTAGAAGATCCCGTGAAAGAGTTAACGCAACCATGACCATACCCGAAGTAATCACTCCAAGTACAGTCAGCATAAGTTAGTGCTCTAGTTAACTGTTCTCCACAATAGAATGTAATATCATTTGCGTGCCATGTTTTGTTAACGGTTCTCCAAGGATTAGATCCTTTGTACCCCGCCACCAGATAACCATGTGTAATCAAACTTCTATATCTGAATCCTGTAAGAGGAGCAGATGCAACAGTTTGACCAGGATATGCCCAGAACACACCGTTAGATCCATCGGATACTAGGTATGCACCTCTGGTAACATCAGCAGGTTCAGGAATACCACCACCAACTTCATCCCACTCAGATCCATTCCAGATCTGTGCTTTGTTTTCGTCAGTGTTATAAATGATCTGACCGACGTTTGGTGATGCTGGTCTACCAGCGTTGTTGAAAGATGGTAGCTTTAAACCTTGTGTGGTTAAACTAGCATTTCCTGTAACAACTGTTCCTACAGTTAACTGAGACATGGTTACGCTTCTATCCTATAAATGTATTTAGGGTTTTGGATTACTTTCTTTAACAGATTTCACAGCAGCATACCAAGCGGAAGTATCTTTTCCTGGAACAAGACCTGATTCCATGTCATGGAAAAGCATATCTAATTGATCAGCAACGTCAGGATATTCCATTCTCCTTACTAGATCATAAGGAGCAGGGGTTGGTTCTACCTTTTGAACTTCTCTGTCTTGAAAATTGTAATGGTAGTCCGCTTCCGTAGTTTTTGGTTCTAGTTCATATGGACCATCGACCCACATAAAACCTTCATGAACATCAAATCTTGCTTCAGTTCCTCCCTGTACAAACTGAAGAATACGTCCTGTATTTTTATTTACTAATGTTTGGTACATATCAAGTATATTCGTAAACGATAACGCAACCAGCACCGCCGTTGCCATTGTTGTGTGCATAACCATTTTGTGAATAGTATCCGTATGCACCGCCCGAACCCCACATTCCATGAGTGTTCGCTGCACCATCACTGGAGTTATGGTGGTTTGATCCAGCTTTGTGCCAGAATGTAGATCCACTACATCCTTCTCTATTTGATCCGTGTGACATTTCACCAGAACCACCAGGAAGATTGATGTCTCCACCAGAAGCGTCTCCGCCTCTACCACCTTCATATGGGTTATCGGTATATCCACCTGATCCACCACCTGCTGAGCAGTAAGAACCAAAGGTGGATGTTCCACCACTGCCTCCTCTGCCGCCGTTTCGGGCATATCCGCCACCAGCGCCATATGAGTAAGATACACTGGCGACATTACTAACGTCGATATATTTAATTGCAGTGGCACCACCGCCACCACCAGCACCACGGTAGTTGTTGTCATTATTACGGCAACCTCCACCACCACCAGTGACATAAACTAGAACGTGGTTACAACCCGCAGGTTTTGTCCATGTTCCAGATCCACCAGAAGTAGATACAGTTCCCCAAGATCCGCTCTGTGATGTATAAACTTGTACACCAATTAGAGCACCAGGAGTGGACATGGGAGAGTATCCACTACCATTCCACACTCTGATTTCATCATTCTGCAGATCCATAATATTAACACCAGCGGTGTTTTGGATCTGGTCAACTTTTAAAATACCTGCCATGATTTTTTATACAATAGCCCAGTTACCACCACTATTTATAGTAACAGTGTAACCGTTCGCGATAGTGATAGGTCCAGCACTAACACAGTTGACGTTTGCAGGTACGGTGACGTTTTCAGCAACTGTATTGCTGTTAGCTTTGAAGATACCGTAGGAATCTAACCATTGCTTGACACCGTTAGCATATAGGACACCATTCTCGATGTTAGTATCACCAGAAATGTGTAGTTGATATGTAGGATCAACTTTGTTAATACCAACTTTAGAGATTCTATAGATGTCTAAGTTATTAGATGCTTCAGTCCATCTTGAAGTTACAAACTCTGCATTGTTCTGGAAGAACTGACCATTGATGTTCATGTCTCCCTGAACATTCAACTTATAGTTTCTGGTTGTGTTAGATTCTGGATCTACACCAGATGTAGAAGTTGTGTTAATAGAGACAGCGTTGACATCACCCTTAACGCTGATAGCAGGAGTTCCGTTCCAAGATGTTCCACCATTGTTAGTGGATGCTTGGATTGTGAATAGATGGTTACCAACTAATTGGTTGCCAATTCTAAAGTTTCTATAAGAAGAAGAACCAGTAAATGTTAATGGAGCACCAGAGTTGTCATTAGCACTATCAAGGATGATACCATTCTGGAAGAATGCAGTTCCATTGACTTCCAACTGGTAATCTGGTTTTCTGTTGATACCGATACCAATGTTTCTGGAAGCAATAACATCACCAACAACACGGAGGTATAGATTTTCTGCTGCTTCTGTTCCTGTTCCTTCTACGGTAAATCCTTCACCATACTCACTAGCAGGTGATTGACCGTCAGAATGGTTATAACGAATGGTAGCGTTCTGAGCATACGCTCCGCCTTGATGATCACTGAATCTAATTCTTGCACCAGTAGCAGGAGCATTTGTACTAGAGCGAACAAAGATACCTAGATCACCAACAACATCTAGAGTAGATAGTGGGTTGGTGCCAGCATTAATACCAACCTCATTTGCAGATACATCAACAAATAGTACACCGCTATCAACACTCAAGTCATTTGAAATATTAACTGTGTTGTTAAGATTTGTAGTACCAGAAACTGTTAATCCAGAACTAGCACCAGTAAGGACTAGCGAACCAGTCATGGTATCGCCTGTCTTCAATACGTTAAGTGAAGAAGCACCAGTTAAGTTTGCTGTGATTGTTCCAGCAGAGAAGTTGCCAGAAGCATCACGTTGTACTGCATAGTTTGCAGTATTTGCACTGCTGAATTGAATATTACCAGCGTTCCAAATAACTTGATTGTTGATTGTAAGAGCGTCTGCATTTACAACAGAAACATCAAGAGAACCAGAACCATCAGTTGCGTTACCACCAGATGCCTCAATCTTTGCATTATAATTTGCACTATTCTGAGAAGAGTTGAATAGAATTGCAGGTGAAGATGTATTACCATCTTTTCTACCTAGTTGCAATTGTGCAACTCCACCATTACTTTGGAAGTTAGCAACTTCTACAGTGTTACCATCTTCAATAGTAAAGTCGTCAAACTCTACTCTATTGGATGCAGTACCAACTGTTAGAGCACCAACGAAATTACCAGAAGTTAATCTACCAATTAGGATTGTGTAATCATTAAAGTTGTCGTTAAGGTCATCATTTGTGATAACATTATCAAGAACAAAACTACCAACACCCTGTGCGTTTGCATTGTATAGGTTGATGGATGGGTTGTTAGGATCGCCAGGAATAAATGGTGCAGTATTTAAGATCTGACCAGAGACATAAATTCTATACTTAGGATCTCCACTGAATGACTTGATTGTAACTTTATCTCTGAAAGTAGTTTCGCTGATAAATCTTGGAAGACGATTATCAGATAATGTACCGAAGTTAATGTTCAGAGCATTCTGATACCAATCACCTTGTCTATTATCTAATCTGTCAGCATCTAGTCCAGAGTCAACACCATCATTTAGTGAACTCCATACCTTAGCCCATGAGTTCCATGTTGTGACTCCGTTACCAGAACCACGGATATACATGTTATCATC